TTGCATCTGCGCTGATGGCTTGAATGAAGGAAGAGTCATCGTTGAGCACGATGCTGTTGCGGTAGACCTTGCACTTCTTTGACAAGATGGGTGAGTTCATCACCATCTGCTTCTGTATCTCGTGGATAATTCCCGCTTGAGACCTATCACCTGCCGCAACGATTACCTCGGCTCCAGGCTCTTTGTCTGCGAATAGGTGGTACAAGCCAAGTGCTGCGATGAGGTTGCTCTTGCCGTTCTTGCGAGGGATTTGAATGTAGGCGGTGCGATACTGCCTCAGACCAAAATCATTGAGTGTACCGTATAGTGGATCAATAATGTCAGTCTTCTGCCAATCGTCAAGGATGAATGGCTTGCGTGCCCACTCACCTTTGACATGGGTGCAGAAGGTCTCAATGAATTTGATGACGCGCTCAGAGTTCATGCTAGTAGGTCATCAATGTCCTCAATCTCTTCGCTCTTACCAACTCGCGCTCGGCTGCTTGGAGTGAGTCCGAAGTGTTGGACAAGTTTGAAGACGCGGTTCCAAGCCTCTTGCATAATAGCCACCTCTGGGTTGGGTCGGCGGATGGTGCCTGTGGCGGTCTCGCTTTCGTATGTCGGGCCGAGTTTCTTGATGATGGAGCGCGCGGCCTTGTAGTCTTCCCATGCCTCTGCGAGCATTTCGAGTGACATTTCGTCCAAGTCGCTGACAACGCCGAGCTTCTCAAGGCGTGTGGCAAGGCGGTCAAATGTCTGACGGCTGATGTCAGTCAGATGCTCGGGTGTCTTTGGTTTCTGAGCGGGAAGGTCTAAGCCTCCGCCGTGTCGGTCTTCTCGGTATGTGCCCGCAGCCTTCTTCATGGCTTGGGGTTTAGGTGGTGGGCCTGGCATTTTGTGCTGATTTTCAGTTGATTAGGTGAATTGCGTGTTTAAACATTTACCCCGTGGAACTTGCCACCGTGATAAAAAGACTGATGCGGCGATGTACATTGGTTGACGTCCTAGATTCAAAGGCGCCCTACCCTTGATTCATTTGCGCGCTTGCGGTTGTGGCAAGAGGTGCACATGGGTTGTAGGTTGCTAAGTTCATATCGAGCGCCTCCTTCTCTTATTGGTTTGATGTGGTCAACCACCGTTGCGATAGCCTCACACTCAACACACAAGGGGTCGGCTTGGAGCACAAATGCCCTAAGCTTTCTCCATGTGCGTGAGTTGTAGAATGCAGCGTCTGGCCCTTTATTTCCATCGTGCTGCTTCTTTGGAATCCAAGGCGGGCGTTTGCCCTTTGGCATATTAGGCATGTCTATAGGTGCATCTCGTTTTTCTTAACGATAGCCACGGCCCAGAAGAGCCATCCAATCGTCACCGCTTTCTCGCAGATGTGTGAGTCAAAGCACACGCTAATAAATGGGAGCAGGTGAATGCTGCCCACAAGTCTCAAAGATTCTATTTCCATTGGTCTTTGTTTTTAGTTCTCCATTCATTGCATTCGTCGTAGGAGTTGCTGCAAAACAATTCCGTGCCGTCTTGTATCACCGCCCAATCTTCGTGAATGGTGAAGCGAATGCTTGGCACATTAAGCCAATCCATTGCGCATGCGTTCTATGTGGTCGCGATACATTCTCGCGGCTACGGCGATCCTCTGAGGCATGAAGCGGTAGATGTTGCGAAGTCGTGCGTTTGCGATACGCATGAACTGCTCGCGGTCATCTAGGCTGTGAGCCCCGTTTGCTTTTCTATCCATAGCAAATCAGTTTTGTAGAGTCTCATTGTTGTCTCATCAATTCGCATGGCCTTACCGCACATCGGGTGACGGTTTGCCTCATGTAGTAAGTCAAGCAGCTCTGCCCTACGGATGGGAGCGCTCGTGTTGACATTCATGCAGAGCCACGCTTGCAGGATGTCTTGAATGATTAGCCTCTTGGGTCTGTCCATGTCTTGTATTTTGTGCGTCCGTTGACCTTGTAGGCTTGAAGGACTTGTTTCTTGTTTGGGCGATCCAGGTAGTAGGAGCAATGCACCCAATCTGGATTGGTCTCTGCGCTTGCTTCGGGCTCACCTCCGAACTCCCAAATCAGTTGACCGAACTCTAGGTTGTCAAGGATAAAGAAGAACAGGTCGCGGTTGCTTCCACCGAAGACATCGCAGTCAAGGTCGAGTGCTGCACCTCGGCAATGGTCTGAGGTAGGGCTTGCACCCTTGATGGCCTTGTTGAGGGCCTGGCTTCGATAACCCGAGGTCACAGCAAGGGGTCTGCCGACAAAGGTGCGGCATGGCTCGAAGATGGCCTCAGCAATGGCTTCGAGGTTCTCTAAGTGTTCGGGCGTTGGCGAGTTGTCAATGCCTAGCCGCTTGGCAGTCTCGGAGCGAATGACCTCACCGAGCGTGAGGTGTTTAGATAGATTCATGGCGATAGAGTTTGAATGATTTGAGGTAGAATAGGTCGATGATGGTGATGCTTGTGATGATGTCGCGCCTTCCCTGTCGCTGGTAGAGCTTGAGGTACGCTTCTTCTTTCTTGACAAATGTCTTCTCGCAGTTCTCGTGGATATACTCCATTAGATCGATGCGCTCTACAATGCAGAGCTTGTTGATGAGTGTGGTGTCAAAGCAGATGTGTGTGGCCTCGCCATAGAGCCATCCTTCGTTGCCTCGGACATTCTTTAGTTCTACCCAGATGCACTCGACATCACTTGAGTGCTTGACATCCACGCTCCACTCCCCTTCATCAGAAAGGACATAGAAGTCAATGTGCTTGAACATATCCTCCTCTGGCGTGGACTTGTAGCATTGCCATCCTTTGAGTTGGCACATGCTCTTGAACCGTGCCTCTGATATGTTTCCTTTCTCTCTGCTTGTCATCTCATTTCATCCTTTAGAGTTAACTACTGTACCCATCATTAACCACTTTTGCAAAACTCTTTCAAAATTCTCTCTACTATATATATTATGTAAGTTAGTAGTAAGTAGTTAACAGTGGTTACACTTTAGTCTCATTTGGAACTAGAAGGGTAGGTCTTGACCACCTCTCTCGCTGTTAATATCCTCCAGGGCACGCACTAAACGATGGTTGCCGCCTACCACATACATATCTAACTTCAAGCCCAACTGACGAATCAACGCCCGAATCTTGTTGCGGGCGAATGGCCTGTTACCTGTCTGACCGCAAAACTCTTGGTACTTGGAGTAGAAGTCATTGAAGGGCAACTCCTCGCCTTGACGCATGCAGAGCTCCTCATCGTAGAACGATTGGAGTGAGTTAATGGCTCTGCGGTATTCCATCAGTTCGCTAGCATTGCTCGGCACATGGGTGAAGTTGCGTTGATCCAAGAGACGCTTGGCTCCTTGCATGGCCCAAGAGAAGATGTAGGGAATCTCCTTGCGCAGTTTATCAGTCAGCGACCAATCCTCACGACCCACGAACGAGTTGTTCATGTTCAAGATGATGAGACGGCGGAAGACTCCATTGCTCACATCATCGGTCATTGGTAGGCCATTGGTAGCGAATACGAACTTCGCAAAGCATCGGAAGTCATAGGGCTTCTGGTACTTCTCGTTCGCCGTCATCATCTCACCCGCTACCGCCTTCTTGAAGCCTGTCGTGCTGTTGGTGTCGCGGTAGGTGATCTCAGTACACACATTGAGCCACGAGTCTGAGAGCTTCCCAAGGTTCCTCTGGTCGCTGAGTTCACTCCACTCAAGGCGTGAGACTACAGGCATCATGTCAGCTAATATGTCAAGTATTACACTTTTGCCATTTGCTCCATCGCCATACAACACCAGCGCCTTGTGGTAGTTGACATTACGAAGGAAGCAATACCCAAAGAATTCTTGTAGACATAGTTTCTTCTGTTCAGCATCTTCATCTCCGTCAAAAACATCGTCCAAGAAGTTGAACCACCGTACTGGAGGCATTGAGTCATTGAACTCGAAAGGCATGTACTGATAGACATCACGACCACCTAAACCCTCAACAAACTGCTCGACATCCAAGTCGTACACGCCATTAGTGAAGGCAATTATTGCCTCGTCTGTGTTCACATCACGCTCAAGCTCTATGGATAGGCGCTCGGTGATTAGGTTAATGGCGCTTTGGTTTGCTTTTTTCTTGAGGCACTTCATGATGATGAGAGACAGGTCTCGCGCTTTAAGTTCGCGGTACAGACCTTTCTCGTCACGCATATAGAAGCGCCCATTGGTGTAGAAGCCCTCGGCGTTCTGCATTTGCATCAGAAGGTAGGAGCCGACCTCCCATGGATCGGTGAGATTGTCGATTGGTGGAATCATTGTATAGGTCTTAACCAAAGGGTGAAACGCTTGCGAAATTCTTCGAGGTCTTCGCCAAAGAACTCATGCTCTTCGATGTACCCCACGCTCTCCTTGCGGATGAGGTCGTAGTACAAAGGATGGCAGTCGGCCTTGGCAAAGAAGAGCAGAGTCTTCCAGAGAAGCTCTCGGTAGTGGTCGCGCTCTTGGAGTTCGCTTTGAAGGTCAAAGATAGCCTCTTCCACATCGCGCAAAGGATAGCCCTTCGCTCGTTGATGTTCGGCATAGGCCTTGATTGTGTTGAGTGGGTTCATCGAAAGATATTCCAATTATTGTAATACATTCCATGGGTGCCGTTCGGGTTACAGCGCACGGTCTTCTGGTGGCCGATGTGTGCGTGAGGTATCACGAAGAAGTCACGCGAGCCGAAGATGTTCAGCGCGAAGACATCAACATCCTGCGCGGTGTAGAGCTCCTTGCTCTTCTGTCCGCTGCCAATCTTAAAGTGATAGGAGTCGTACTCTCTGAAGGTCGTGCTCTTGACTTGTATGCGGAACAGAACGCCATCGCTGTCAAGGATGAAGTCATAGGGCAGGAAGTCGCCGATGGGCATAGACACGCCGAAGCCTCTGCGGAGGGCTTGCGTGGCGAAGAGTTGCTCCGCGATGGTTCCCTGCCTCTTTGCGTTCATGCTTCCTTGATATGCTCGAGCGCTCTCATGAGTGCGTCCTTGATGTCTTGCTTGTTGTTTAGAAACATCGCCCCCTTGACAGCCCCGACCAGGTAGCCGAGCTTGTAGTGCGAGTTCATGGATGTGTCGAGGGCCTCCTTCGATAAGAGGTTCTCCATGAAGGTGCCGAAGTCTGCGGCAGCAGGGTGATTGGTGAAGTATTCTAATGGATCGCTCATTTGTCTTTTACAAAAGTGCTATTTATCATTTTTCCTGATCTTTTTGCAATAACATCATAAGCTGTGTTTATACATGTTTCAATTGATACATCAGAAAAATGCGCGATACTCACAAGCACAACTACGCAATCGCCGATGGCATCTATTATCTCCTCTTTATCATTATTTAAAACAGCTTTTGATAGTTCACCAGCTTCTTCAAAAAGTTTTATTGTTTGAGTTTTAATTTCTCCTTTTTCATATATACCTCGAGCTTCTGCCCAGATTCTTATAGGATCAAATTCATTTTGTAAGTTCATTGCTTTTATTTTTATATTGATTTAGGAATTAAGTGCTCTTCATACAAGTGCAAGTTGTGTGCATAATGATAGTACCATCCTATTTCCATTTTTAGTCTATCTGCGACCATTTTTTGTAAGTGAGCAAAACAGTATTGATCGTTGCAGAAGCCATACCAGAGATCATTAGAACGCATTAAGACAGACATATTTAACTTGCCTTCTAGTTTAGTGAACTGAACAGCATAAGTGCATGGAGTGTCATTATCATAAGAGTTTATTTCCTTACCATCATATATTGATATTGCTGCTTTGCGCGTGTCTTTATCAGATCTCAACATGGCTATAACCTTTTCAAGTTGGTTTGATCGCATCCATTGGTACCCGTAGTTACTATTTACGTTACCTAACGTATCCATCATCTTTGTCCATATTGGTGCGTGTTTAGAAATCTCAATAGCCGATCTATCACCAGACAAATACCAGTTCCATTCCCTTTCTGCATACTTTGAACTCCATTTTCGATACATAGTTTCTATCGAAGTCTGCATAGGATTATTTAAATAGAAGCCTACATTGAATAATGCCTTTGTATTATCAAACTCAACACCCTCTTCGTTAATTAAAAGCCAGAAATACTCAAAAGCTTCTTGTGCGTTTTCAAATTTTAATTTCATTATTCTTATATTTTTAAATATCCTCTTTATTAAATTCATCTAACGCTGATATATAACCTACAGCGTCTATGAGAGTATCTTCTTTTAAACTATAAGCCATTCTACTCATTTTTAACGCTATCATGCATTTGTAGAAGTCTTCTGTTGTTATTTCTTTATTACACAACTCAGATGCGATCACTGCTGCTTTTTGCATTGATTCTATAAAAGGACCATATTGCCTTTGTTTTTCTTCTTTACGCTCGTGGATTATGCCGTGAGCAATTTCTAGTATACTTTCTTTATTTTTTTTCATTAGTAAGGTTTCAACTTAACATTTATTATTCTATTTTAAAGCTACAATTTGACACTTTGTGGCTCATTTACTTTACACTTTGAGCTTGAAAGCAGGGGAGGCGGCTGAGATTCCCTTGCGGGATGTCTAACCAAAAACCTAAAAAACACAGCGCCGCGCTCCCCCATCCTTCAAATCTCGTTTATCTTACTAAGGTAGTCCAGATAGGTCTTGGCGATAAAGTAGACACCGCCTGCGCTCTGAATCTCTGCCTCGACTACCTTCTGGTCGGCGCTCTGCCGATCCGTTCCGTACTTTATTTCGATACCGATGAAGCGACCATCCAAGACCCCAATGATGTCGGGGATGCCTTTGACGGTGCCACCCTTGCGGTAGACCCCGCGCTTTGCGTCCCAGATCCCCACATTGTTGATGCGGTAGGCAGCAGCGCCACGCACCTCGATAAGGTCATAGAGCACGCTCTTGGTCAGTTCATTAGCCGACGAGTCCTTGAAGGGCACAGGCTTCGGGATGGCATGGGCGGGCACATTGTTGTATTTGCCCTTGTTCAGTTGCATCGCGAACTCTCTGAGCTCCTTGAGACTTGTCGGTAGTTTCTTTTCAGTCATCGTCTCCTAAGGTTATAAATCCACAATACAGAAGCGCATTGCGGTGAAGTTCTGGTTGTACGGCGCGAACGAGCTGGCAGTATTTCTCAAAGCGCTCGACATCTTGAATGTGCCAACTCAAGGAGGTGCGCAGCGATTCGTCTGGGGTGTTGTCGCGCATCTCTTTCATTTGCGCGATGTAATCTGTAAAGGCGTTCATCATAGCATCCAAGATGGAGGGGTTAGCATCTTCACTTCGCTGACATAGGAACGAGAGGGCATTCCCTCGTTGACCCATTGCTTGAACTCATTGATGTAGGTCTCGAGTTCCATCTCTCCGATTTGAAACCATTCTCTTGAGAGCTCGTACACCGCAACATTGAAAGGCGAGGCCGTCTCCGCGGCGATGAACATGAAGCGCTCAACACCTGTGAGGTGGCAGTAGATGGCAGCCTGTAGGTAGTAGCGGTTGTTGATGACGGTGCGAGCGAAAGCATCGGGCTCTGCTTTCTGAGTCGTCTTGAGGTCAACAATGCAGTCACCCATCGCGTCGACATAGCCATGAAAGTCAATGCCGTAGATGGAGCCCTCAACATGCTGCTCAAAGTGCTTGCATGAAAGAAGCAGGTCTCGGCTCACAGTATTCGCCTGCACCGCCTTGGCCACATCTTGTGCCTCTTTGTATTCCGCTTGGGTCACAGGAGTGATGCTGTTGTTAGTGCAGAAGAACTCGAAGTCGTGCCAGAGTTCCTTGCCAATCTTCGTGCGTCTGTCGCAGGTAGGAGCGACGGCGAACTCTTTGGCGAAGTCTTGAGGCTCGAGGACGAGCTTATGGATCAGACGACCGCGACGCATCGCGGGGCTGTCTGTTGTCTTCTTCTCCTTGTAGGCGATGAAATGGTTGGGGCTCTTTGCGAACTCCTTGAGAGCGGTGAAACTTAGTCGAGTCATGAGAATGAATTGAGAGCTTGAAGGATTTGCGAGCGTTCTTTCTCTACGGCTTCCAGGGCATCAAGCAGGGCCTTCTTGTGGCCTTGCAT